GGCTGACTTTACGACCAATGTCACCTAACTTCCTCTCAAAAATATTGTCTTTTGGTCTGAGAGGTCGTTGCAATTTTCCGTCTCGCACGACGCAAAACACTCGTTCAACTAAACCACGACAAACGTTAACGAGTGATGAATTGTGCACTATGTACTCGTAGGTACTGGCATAACCAGCGAATGAGTACCATGTTCGCACATTAGGTACAGGGGCTCCTTTGCGTACCACCATCCCCTCGCGGTCCATTGAGACGCTGTCGGGTATTTCACTAGAGACAGCCGTATCAAAGCCGCGGTGTTGCAATAGGCACCCCTAGGCAGACGGTATGCGTCCATCGCAGGACGCTTTGACCGCCTCCATAACCTCTTCCACCTCTTGTGGTCTTTCCAAACAGGCAAGGATAGCCTGGGGCAGCACCACCAATCGGTCATGGTACCTCATCTTCATTTCAGCCATGACATCCAAACAGAGCCTCTGGTACACCATGGAGTTGGCCTCAGACCTCTTTAGGATGCCCACCTTAGCAATGGCTCTTACAGCAACCTTGCAGGCTACGCTGGGCCGGCATTTCTTGGCTACCCGATCCATGCTGACCTCAGGGGGAGCTTCAGGCTCCTCCTCGCTACTATCACCGTCCTCAGCTTCTTCAGGACGCCCACGCCTCCTGTTGGATGTTTTCCGGCGGAGCTTGGCAGGCTTGGGGTGGACAACAATGCAGTCATCATCCTCCATTCCCTCCTCCCATGCATCCCTAATGCGGTCAACATGGGCAAGAATGTGGTGGGGAACGCGACCTCCATATTTGCCACCAACACAAATTAAAATGATGATGAGGAAGGTGAAGGTGGGAGAGGGGCCGACGATGGTTATGGAGAGAAAGACAATGGAAAAGAAAACAATGACCCAAGAGGGAGTCACTCCCCCAAGAAGGACACGCCCCCCAGCCTTAATATCGCCCCACGTGTACCTAATCTCAGCCACGGCCACCTTGGTGGCACGGCAAAGAAGGGTGTAACCACGGCGGAGAC